GGAAAACTTAGCAAAAGCACCTGAATGGTATCAAACAGTTATTAGTATTTTGGTTCTAGTTATATTCGGTCTTAAATCAGTTGTGTACAAAGTAGCAGATAAACTCTTTGACACACAACCAACAGTTAATAAATGCAAATGCAAATAAAAGGAAAATTATGATAGATAAAATCAGTAAATGTACGATTGTATTCGCAGTCGGTGTAACTTTGTCATTAGCGTCTGTAGCGTTTATGAACCAGTTTATGCAAATGCCTCAACAGATGATGATGGGATCAATGCAAATGATGAATCAACCACAATCATGTAATTGTAGTTGTCCACTACCTAAATAATAAAGGAGAAATAAGATGTTAAAATATGATATACCTCAAAAGCAAGTTAAGAAACCAGTTAAGAAAAAAGCCCCTGCTAAGAAAAAAGCTTCTAAGTAGTTGATTTATATAGATTAATTGTATTATAATGTGCCTAAACGGAGAACCTTATGACCTTTAGAGAACTTATTAATGAAGTCCTAATCAGGTTGAGAGAAGACACCATTGCTACCGACTGGTCGGGTAATATCAATGATAGCACTACAGTAACTGATTATCAGAAAGTTATTGGCTCACTGATTAACGATTCAAAACGTAATATAGAATCTTACCACGACTGGTTGATCTTGCGCGAAACTGTAAATATTTCTACAGTATCTGGCACTAGAAATTATAATTTAAACTCTGGTCAAGAGATTAAGATACTAGATGTTGTTGATCAAACTGATGGCCAGCGGTTATCACAAGTATCAAGAATTTTGATGAACTCTTTTAGGTATCCTTCTAGTAATAATGGAGACCCTATTTATTATTCATTTAATGGTGTAGACTCATCTAACAATTTAAAAGTTGATTTAGAGCCTATTCCAGACTCTGTTCGTACACTTTCTTTTGATATATTGAAATACCAAGATACCTTAAAGCTTGCATCAACATCAATTAAGATTCCAGAAAAGGCTGTTATTATTGGCGCATGGATGAGAGCTGTTTCTGAAAGGGGTGAAGATGGTGGTACACAATCTACTGTAATTGCAATGGAATACAAAGAGATTCTTAATCAAGCTATTATGCTAGATAGTGGTAATACTCAATATGAATCTGACTGGTTTGTTGAATAATGGCTAAGAGGCTATCATATAAGCCGTTAAATAACATTGGTATCAATGGGCTTAACACGCAAGCAAATCCTACTACACTAGATGTTAGTTGGCTGACTAACGCAGACAATATAGTTTTGAGAGAATCTGGCCGTATATCATTTAGAAAAGGATTTAAGCAAAATATTTTAGCAAATACAGATGGTGCTGCATCCGCTCCTCTAAAAATAGGATCTATTGGTGAAACAGATTCTGGAACCATTGTTGCGGCTGTTGGTACAAATATGTACACTGTTGATTTTACGACTCCTGACACTCCTTGGACTAATGTTCATGCTGTTGTAGGTGGAACGGATTCTGATTGGCAGATGGTTTCTTTGAGAGATGAATTGTATTGCGTTCAAGCTGCTCATGAGATGATGGAGTACGATGCGGGAGTATGGACTCCTATCAGCTCTACTAGTGGATATAACGCTACCGCAGCTGCTCTTATTACTACAATGAATCCTAGTTGCGGTATGTCATTTTACGGAAGAATGTGGGTAGGTGGTTGTGCAGAAGATAAAGGAACTCTTCTGTATTCAGATACATTAAACGCTCATAAGTGGGGATCAGGTGCTGCTGGTTTTATTGATTTACATACGGTATGGGATAGTGACGAGATTGTTGCTATAGCTCCTTTCTACGGAAAAATAGTTATTTTTGGAAGGCATAATATTGTTCTTTACAATGGTCCTTCTGAACCAACTACAATGTCTTTAGATGAAGTTATTCGTGGCGTTGGTTGTATATCAAGAGATTCTGTTGTTGCGGTAGGCGATGATTTAATGTTTATGTCTGATACAGGACTACGCTCATTGCTAAGAACTACTGAAAAAGATAAGCTTCCATTAACAGATTTATCTTTAAACGTTAAAGACACTATTGTTAGAAACATAGCTAGTAGTAATGTTATTAAATCATGTTATGTAGAAAGTGAAGGTGTATTAGTTGTAAGTTTTGTTAATTTAAAAATTACGTATGTCTTTGACATGAAGCATCAGACACCTAATCAAGCACCTAGAATTACAAACTGGGTATCAACAGGTTTGTACAATCCATCTTCAATGAGATATACAGCTAGTAAAGGATTTTTAATTGGTCAAAATGCTGGATCTATTGCTACTTATGAGGGATATTACGATAAAACTTATGTAAGTGGTGGGTCTTATGTTTCAAACCCTTATAATGGAAAATTTAAGACTGTATGGATTGATTTAGGTGATTCGGTTGTAGCATCTCTTTTAAAGAAACTTAAAGCTGTCATTAGTGGCGGAGCTGGAACACAAGTAGGACTTCAATGGTATAAAGACTTTAATGTAACACCATCTCGTTCTCTTGGTTTTACACTTAACCCTACATCAACTGGAACACCTAGCTTATGGGGTGATTCTACATCATTATTTGGCAATTCTAAATATGCCCCTATTTATGGATTAAGAGAATACAATGTACCTTTATCAGGAAGCGCTAAGTTTTTACAACTTGAAATGAGCGCTGAAACAGCAGGATATACAGCTGCTTTACAAGATTTAACACTATTATATAAAGAAGGAAAAATACGATGAGCAATTATACT